GCGTTGAAAAGTTCGTCAATCACAGCGTTAGCAGCTGTAGAAGCTGTAGCACTAGCGATTGAAGTGTTTGTTAACACAGTTCCTGAAGCATAGCCTGAATCAGCTACGTTTGCAGAAGCTTGTGCTGCTTGTCCGATTGTTTGTAGAATGTGCTTATCTTTTTGGAAAGCCAATGCTCTACCGATTTCGGATGAATAAGAACCTCTAACATCATAATGATTCTTTGCTTCTTCTATGTTAGAAAGAAAGACAGAAGATATCAATAAGTCATTGATTGTTATGATTTTCTCGTTGTGGTTTACGTCACTACCAGTGATTTCTGTACCAGCGGTATGATAAGAAGCGTCAATTCTGCCCATTACAGGGAATTGTGCACTTTTACCATTACTGATTGTACGGACAGTTTCAGCTCCTTGAGTTACTGAAGCACGTTCAAATGAAGTTAAAACTTCGCCTGAAAATACTTTAAGAAATAGAGCGTCTTCTGAACCACCAGTGTTGATTTTACCGACAGATACTGGACTAGCATTTGCCATAATAAATCTCCTTTGGTTATAGTTTAGTTGTTGTTGAACGCCTCTAAGTTTCGTCCCCAAGATTGTCTTCCGCAGAAGGTCAAGTTACTACTACTTGTTGGCAGCTGCCATCTAACGAGATAGCACAGCTATTAGCACTTCCATTTACGTAAAGCTAGAGCCTTACGTGTTGGCTTTCCATTTGGTTTTTTCATTGCACCTTTAACACCACTCATTCTTGCACAGAAACTTTTACGTCTCCCAGCTGCTTTAGAACCTCTTTTAACTTTTCCTGTTACAGGTGCTTTGAGGTTAGCCCCAGTCTTACGTTTGTAATAACGTCTACCAGCGGCATTTAATCCGCCACTAGGGCTTTGGTGTTTCTTTGCTGGCATTTACTTTTTCTTCCTCACTGTTTTCTTTTTAGGAAAACCAGCTTTCATATTAGAATAAGCTTTCTTACTGATTGTAGATTTAGACTTAGGTCTGCTTGTACCAGCTTTCTTACGTGCATTTATATTTGCGTATAGTCCACGTTTAGCCATTAACATTTACCTCTTTTTTTAGTCTTACCTTTTTTCATTGGTTTACCATATGCCATTGTATGTCTCCTATAAGTTACTGTTTGCTAATTTCTCCTGTACTTCAGCTTGGAACGCTGGGTCTTTAGCATATCTTGGGTCGCCCATATCAGCTTGTACTTGAGCCCATGATTCATAGCCACCTTGTGAAGTAGGTGCTGCTTTACCTGATAGTAATTTAGGGTCAGTACCATTAGCTGTTGTGTATCTAGCTTGTAAACCAGTAACAGCTAGCTTGATAGTTTCCATATCACCACTGTTAACAGCGTTGTTATAAGCTGTCTGTTCAGCTTCAGTTAAATTTTGTCCAGCCCATTGAGTCATTTCTACGTAAGCTTCTTCTCCACCTACTAAGCCTTTGACTTCACTGCCTTGTTGTAATGCTCTAGCTTCTTGTCCAGCAATAAACTGGTCTACTATATCTCTACTGATACCAGCTTTCTCTAGTCTTTCATAAGACTCATCAGCTAGTTGTCCACTCTCAGCATACTCTGCACTGAGTGAATCCATGTCAAGTCCAGCAGACTCAACAGCTTCATCAGCTTGTATTTCTAAATCACTCTTAGGTTGTTCTTCAGCCTTCGCTTCTTCCTTAGGTTCTTCTTTAGGTTGCCCTAATTTAGATTCTAATTCAGCGTATGATTTAGCCATTGCTTCAACAGATTCAAACTTCTCAGGTAAACCCTCAGGTCTAGAAGATTCTACTTGTTGTTCTTCTACTGGGGCTTCTGATGTAGTTTCATCTGATTGTACTACTACTTGTTCTACCATTTATTTCTTCTCCTTTATTGTGGTTTAGTCATGTTATTAGCAACAGGTTGTACTACATCCTGTGCCATATCCATCATTTGTTGTTGAGCCATTTGCTGTTGTGCAGCTTCTTGCTCTTGAGCTAGTTGCTCTTCACTCTTAATTAATCCTTCAGTATCAATACCTAAACTGGTAGCAACACGAGTAATCAAGTCATTAGGATTTAACACCTGTACTATTTCAGGACTAATCTGAGCTAGTTGTCCTATCTCCATAACAAATTCTCTTAGTTTCTGTAGGTCATTACCACGTCCTAAAGCTTCTATACCTGTGATAATAGTAGGTGCTACAGAATCTTTTGGAAGCTTTGGTATCTCATTGGATTGAGACATACGCTTCATTAATACTTGTACTAATGGTAACTGAAACTCTTGAGATAATAATGAGTATATACCACCCATACTAGTCTCTAACTGTTCAGCCATGTATCTAATCTCTTGTGCTGTAACACGTTCAGCGTCTCTTTGTATTGCTGTGTGTAATAAGAAAGCGTAAGACATACGTTCTTCTAAACGTCCTATGCTACGTTCTACAATACCTAAATCATATTGCTTCTCAGTTTGTAGACATGTTACGTCGTCTCTTTGTCCTGTAATTATGTCCCCGTTTCTAGTGTTAGCCAAATCTCTTTTACGAGTGACAGCGTTAGGTCTAACCATAAACACTACTTTACTTGCAGCGGCTGATGATTCTACTAGTGATTGTGATAGTCCCTCTAGTGACCTTAGGTCTCCTAGAAATTCCTCTACATAACCACGACCGTAGTCTTCACCATCTACTCTAACCATACGTAAAGCTTGGTAAGGCATGTTGTCTGATGGGTACGTACCTATTGAGCTTGGTATCTTGTGTCCCATAACTTCTTGACATACATAGTACTTGCCGTCAGGTAATCTGTATATATGAGTGTATATCTCACAGTCCTCATCTTCTTTGTAATCAGGATATTTACCTATAACTTGTAGTGTCTCTTCATCCAGTGCGACTGGACTAATGCTTTCTTTAATAATTACTTCTAATAAATTACCATCTTCATCCCTTCTACAAACAAATTGTGTTATACCATACACACGCATATTGCCTTTCTTAGGTAGATATGTTAGTACATTACCACTTACAATAAGATGTTTTAGTGCTTCAAATACAGATACTCTAAGTGCTAGGTTCTCTATTTTTTTGTGTATCTCACGCTCAATTTTGGCTAGAGACTTCTCAATTTCAGATTGTAATTCAGGGTTCTGCTCTAGTTCCTCTTTAGTTTTACCTGATAAAGATAATCTAAAGAAAGGTGAGTTGGGTGGTAATAATAATAATAGAAGTTTGGAAGCTAGGTTGTTAACACCTCGTGCTCCCACTGATTGAAATGGGGTATATAGTTCTGAGCTTGACTCGAAGCCGTCGTCAGGAATAAGGGTTGGTATTGTAAGTTCTGAGCACTCACGGGCTCTGTCTAGATAATGTTGTCTATCTGCTTGTAGCTTTTCATAGCGTTGCTTCGCTGTCTGTTTCATCATCTCTTGCATAATTAACTAATGTTTAATCCTGACCCTGAAGTAGGAATAGATAAGCCTGATGTTTGTAAAGCTTTTGTGCCTTTACGTTTAGCTTTCTTTTTTCTTTCTTCTTCAGTTAACTTCTCTTCAGCTACCTTAAGTGTTGGTGCTATTTCTTCTCCTGATGGTGAAGCGATAGGCGGAGCTGGAGTAGGTGCTGGTGGTGGAGTAGATACTCTTGGGCTACCTGTGCACATATTATCTCCTTATTATTGTGTTGGAATTTGTAAGCCAGTGTTCTGACCTTTAAGTCTTTTTTGTCGAGCTTTATAAGAAGCTCTCTTATCTTTTCTATCTGCTTGATAAGCTTCTTCTTTCTCTGTCGCTATTCTATTTTTATCTTTCTCTGCATTTCTTCTGTCTGCATTACGCATGACCTGTCCTGCTGGAGTTGAATCTTTGTACATTCTCTTAGCGTTCTTACCGCCCGCAAACATCATTCCACACATATTAAACTCTCCGTATTTCTAGACCAGCATTTGATTTCTTTAAACTACCCTTACTAACAGCAGGGTTAGATAGTTTAGTTGTTCCTTTAGTTTTACCTTTATTGTGCCTCTTAATGTCTTCTTTCGACGCTGGTGTTTTTATAGCATTAGGGCTAGATTGAAATTTTTTGTAAATCGCTGGATATAGTAACTTTTGGGTGTCAGGGCGTGAATTACACATATTAAACTTTCCTTATCTCTAGACCAGTGCTTGATTTGTTTAATGGATTAGAGCCAACAGTTGGTTTAGATGTTTTGTTTTTTGTTGTTTTCTTAGTTTGTTTTTTAGAAACAGTTTTTGATGGTGCTTTATCATCTTTAAGAGAAGCCTGTGATTTCTTTGAGTCTTTAACCTCAGATATAGGAAAAGGCTCATTAGGATTTTTTTTCTCCCAGTTTGCTTTTAAGGCACTTCCTCTTCTTCCACTACACATGTTACTTATCTCTTTCCTTCAGTTGGTTAATAAAGCGAACAACATCACGTTGTCCAGCCTTGAAGTATATGTCCTTCATTTCATCTGAGATATCAGGTGATTGCTCAGGATATAAACTATTTAACAGCTTAATAAACTGTGGTACTGTTTTAGGTAGGGTGGTTTCTTCTTCATCCTTGCCTACTATATCTTTTATAAACATATTTTATCCTTCTAAAACGGGTACTTTAAGTCCATAGTGTACCAGTTATTGTTCCTTTATTGTATTCAGTTGCTCTATTCTCAAAGAAGTTAGCGTGCTCAACACCATTAAGTACCCAGTCTAACCACTCTAATGGGTTATCTTTTACTTTGTAGTTAGGTTTCAATGATAGTTGTAACAGCCTACGGTCAGCAATATACCTTATGTATTGCTTAACTTCCTTAGGTTCTAGCCCACGAATACCCCCTTGCTGAAATGCTAGGTCAATAAACTTATCCTCTAGCTCAACCATGTCTCTACAGGTTTGATAGATAGTTGCTTTGAAATCGTCATTCCATACGTTTGGATTCTCTTTAATCATTTCTTTAAATAGTTTAATCATACTCTCTACATGATGTGACTCATCACGGATAGACCATGTAACTATTTGACACATCCCTTTCATGCGACCAAAGCGTTGGAAGTTAAGTAGCATGACAAAAGAAGCGAACAGTTGTAGTCCTTCACCGAAGGCAGAGAAACAAGCTATGTCTCTAGCCAGCCCTTCTACTCCTTTACCTTTATCTTTAAATAAGTATTTATGTTTGTCAGCCATCTCCCTGTATTCTTGAAATGCTTTGTACTCTGTCTCAGGTAATCCGATAGTATCATTTAGTAATGAATAACTATGAGCATGGTTAGCTTCACTGGCTGCAAAAGAAGTTAACATCATGCGTACTTCAGGTACTTTAAACTTAGGTAAGTATTTATCTAAGTAAGCCTTAGCTATATCTACGTCACCTTGTGTAAAGAATTTAAGTATCTGATTAATAAGATTCTTCTCAGGTTCTGTTAGCCTTTCATTCCAGTCTCTTACATCTTCATGTAGAGAAACCTCTGAAGGTAGCCAGTGCATCTTCTGTTGCATGTCATAGGACTCAAACGCCCAGTCATATGTAAATGGTTTATAGTGTGTACGTTCTTTAAATAAATTCATTATCCCTCGCAAGCTATACATTCCCCATCAGGAATGATTGTTCGTTCTATCTTTTGTGACACTAGTTCTGCTCTCTTCATTGCTTCTGAGCGACAGTAGTAAAGTGTCTTGAGTTTTCTTTTCCAAGCCAACATGTGTATGTCATGTAGTTCACGGATGTGAACATCAGCTGGAACGAATACATTAACAGATTGTCCCTGACAAATAAACTCTTGTCTGTCTGCTGCGTGTTCTATTACCCACTGTTGGTTAATCTCTATGGCTGTCTTGAATGTATCCTTCTCATAATCAGTAAGACCTTTGAGTTCTAATACTGAACCTCTGTTGGCTAGTATCTTCTTCCATGTCTTCTCATCATTCATACCTTTGCTTTCTAATAGTTTCTCTAGGTGTTTATTCTTAACCAAGAATGAACCTGACATTGTCTTCTGCACATAGGCATTAGCCCTGTATGGTTCGATAGCTGGTGATGTTGTCCCACAGATAATTGAGCTAGAAGCGTTAGGTGCGATAGCAAGTAGGTGAGCGTTACGCATACCAGTGCCTTCCATGTCAGGTGCTTCACCTTTCTTAATAGCTAATCGTTTAGATTCTTTGACAGCCTGTTCCTTAATGTGTTTAAACATCTGTAGATTCTTAGACTTAGCCAATGCTGATTCAAATGGTATGCCTTTAGATTGTAAGTAAGAATGGAATCCCATTGCACCTAACCCTAAGCTACGTTCATTTACAGCAGAAAACTTAGCCTTGTATAAAGTGTCAGGTGCATTGTCAATAAAGTGCTGTAGCACATTATCGAGAAAGTGGATTAAATCAGGTATGAACATTGGGTCAGCTTTCCACTCATCATACTTTTCTAAGTTGACTGAAGACAAACAACATACAGCTGTTCGTTCTTCATTGGTGGGTAAGGTTATCTCTGTACATAAATTAGAATGGTTTACTTTTAAACCTAAATCTTTTTGTGCTTGTGGTAGACCATCATTAACTGTGTCACCAAACATAATGTATGGTTCACCTGTGGCTACTCTGTTTTCTAATATACGTTGCCATAACTCACGGGCTGATATAGTTCTTACTATCTCGTTTGTATGTGGGTCAATTAGATTCCAGCTATCATCAAACGTTGGTTCTTTGATACAGTTGTCAATCAATTCCATGAAGTCATTAGATATGTTAATACCATGATGTAGGTTCAGACACTTCCTGTGCACATCACCGCCACTAGGCTTACGCATATCTAGAAACTCTATAATCTCAGGATGGCTTACGTCCATGTAAGCGGCATAGCTGCCCCTTCTAGTCTTTCCTTGTGAGAAGGCTAACATCTCTGAGTCTACTACATGTAGAAAAGGTATTGACCCTGACGACTGAGACCCATTACTTGTGCCAGTTCCATCTGAACGAATGTGTCCCCAGTATCCACCGACCCCACCACCGACAGAAGCCAGCCATGCGTTTTCAGTGTAGTGTCCAGTCAGTCCTTCTCTACTGTCAGGCACATAATTAAGGAAGCATGAAATAGGCATCCCTCTATCTGTACCACCATTAGTTAAAATAGGTGTAGCGTACATGAACCACAGCTTAGATGAATAATTATATATACGCTCAGCCATCTCATCATTATCAGAGAAAGCTTTAGCCGCTCTCATAAATGCCTCTTGTGGTGAGGTCTCTTCAGGTAACAAGTACCTATCATGTAAGGTAGTCTTACCAAACGAGGTTAACAATTCATCTCTGCTATAATCCATATCCACTCCTATAATATGTTGAGAGGGTTCACATTTGTGTTCTCTCTAATTAATATATCTATATACTCTTTTGCTTTCTTTAAGTCCTCAAGCTTACCTTCCATGTCCTTATGCTTAGTACGCCAACGACATACATACTTGATAACGTTAGCCTCACAGTAAGGTATCTCATTCTCAATGATAAACGTTACAGGCTGTATCTTGTACTTGGCATAATGCTTGGGGTTGATTGCATTTATCTCTACCTTCTTCTTGGTTGCCATAGTTTTACTTCTCCAGTTTTTTTGTTGTACTCACCGTGCCGTAGTATACGAGCACACCTAGCTTGTTGTAATGCTTCAGCTTCTGTGTATCCCTTCTTATCATAGGCTTGTAAAACTTTGTCCCACAGGTCTAAAAGGGGTACATTAATATCTGTCCCTAGTATCTTCTCAGCTGTCTTGATACCCACAGTAGGACACCCAGTGTATCCGTCTACTGCGTCACCAATAAGTGCCTGAGTCATGAACCAGTAGTCAGCTTCATATGGTGTGACCCTTTGGATGTTAACACCATCAGAAGATACACCCACTGGTATTTGTTTTAAGTCTTTATCAATAGATACAATAACTTTATCTACATCAAAATGTGGGTCAGGGGTAGTGGCTAAGATACCTAAGACATCATCAGCTTCTACGTTGTCCCACATGATTCCTTTGTGATGTTCCATAATATATTTACGCAACACTGGAAGTATCAGTGGCTTACGTTTAGCTTTACGATTGTCTTTATATGTAGGCAGTACATCCTTTCTAAAATTAGTAGGGGATGTTAAACATATCTTAACTCTGTCTGCTTGTAAGTCTTCTTTAAGTTTCTTGATAGCTTCATCTACTAGACCACAACACTTGTCTTCATATGAATGTAGTGTCCATAGTCCATCACCCCAGTTAACTGCTTCTTCATTTTGAAGAGCGGTCTGATAAATAAGAATGTCACCATCAATAAGTATCTCTCTCTTAGTACCCTTAGGTACTTGTGGTTGTCTATCTGTCAATGTGTTTCGCTCCAGTTATTACCGACTTTATATTCACCAGTCAGTGGTATTCTTAAATCAAAGTACTTGCCTGTTTCTTCGATAGCTTCAACAGCTTTCTCACCAATAATGTCAGCCCAGTCTGAGCCACACTCTACTTGTATCTCATCATGTACCCACACTACTTGGTTAACATTCATGTAACCTTGTACTCTTTTATTAAACTCAACCAGCCAGCGTTTGCATACCAATGCACCACCTGATTGTAGTAATGTATTCAATGCTGAATGTGCTGAGCGTACCTTAACGTTCCTACCATCTAGTCCTTTGATGTAACCTTTGGCTGCTGCTTTTTGTACAGCTTCTATAAGTTTACTCAAGGCTGGTAAGTTGTTTAAGAATCTTTGTTTGACTTGCTTTGCTTCCTTTACTGTCTTACCAGTAACATCAGCTATCTTGTTCACGCCACCACCATACAAGAAACAATAATAGAAACGTTTAGCTAAGTCTCTTGAATCTAGACCAGCTAGCTTCTGTGTCTCTGTATGTATGTCACCATCAAGTACCACCTTAGTGTATGCACCGTTGTCAAACTTAGCCATGTAGTGTGCTAACATTCTGACTTCCAATGCTGATACATCTATACCCACTAGCTTGCGGTTGAATGGTGTAGTAAATAATTCTCTACACTCTTTACCGTAAGGTGCGTGAGCACTGGGTACTTGTGCTAAATTAGGGTAGGCATGGCTGGCTCTTGCAGTCACTGTCGAGTTGGTGTTGCAAGTGCCGTGAAGTCTGCCAGCTTTAACAAGCTTCAACCATGCCTGATTACCTGTGGCTAACTGTCCAATCCTTTTATCTAAAAGGAAATGTTCAGCGAGGAGTTTTGCCTCAGGATAATCTAAACTGTTTAGTACTGAGTCATCAACCTTAGGCTTACCATCAGTTGTATACTCATCAGGTTTCCAGTCATACTTATCTATCAGTCTTTGTGATACGTGTTGTCTACTGGATGGATTAAATGTTTCTTCATGCTTCTTAATAAATGGTTGACCCTTAACATACCCTCTAGTCTTGTTGTTAACTTTAGGTATGAATGTTGTCTCTTTAATTATAGGTGGGAACAGTTCTTGTAGTTCCTCTTCTATCTCTAAGCGTCTAGCTTCTAGTTTACCATAGAGTTCTTTGGCTTTGTCTTCATCAAACATAAAGCCATATTGTTCTTGTTTGAATATAAGTTTAGCTACGTCATGCTCTAGTTCCATAGCTTGTTTAGAGTAACCTTTCTTTTCTATTGCTCGATACAAACCAACGTTAACATGTACGTCTTGCTTACAGTACTCTAACATTTCAGGGGTAAATGTTTTCCAGTCTGTTTCTATGTGTGCTTTATACTCACCAATGCGGTGACCCCATGACTCAAGACTGTGTCTACCTATAAGCTTAGTGGGAAAGTCATTACCACGCTTAAAGTCTGCGTCTCTAATGTCAGGGAATAATAAACGTGTAGCGATAATAGTGTCAAAGATTTCTCCTTTAGGTTCAAAGTCATAAAACTTTTTTAACATAGGTAAATCAAACTTAACTATGTTGTGTCCAATTAATAACTTAGCACGACTCATTAACTTTATAGCGTCCCAGTTATCAACATGTATTATTTCATCTTTGTCTATATCGTACAAGATAATACAATGTATCTTAGTTGCTTCATCCATGAGTCCATCAGACTCAATGTCAAACACGTATCTCCTCTTCATTTAAAATGTTCTCCTTTGCTTAACTGTTTTCTATATTCTTTTAGGTCACGCTTGAACCAAACCTTTTTAGTTTCAGGACAGACGTAAACTATTTTTACCCCAAGCTTATTACCCAGTGCATTAGTAATACGTGAAGTAATCCATCCCTTTGGATTGTAAGACGCACATTTGAAATCAATGTAGATACACTCATGTGTCTTCTGATTAATGGCAACACAATCAATTACACCTTGCGGTGCAACGTTAGTAAATACCCAGTAACCTTGCTCGATTAACCATGCCTTGCCGAACAGCTCAGCCCAGTGCCCCTTGTCATTTTTCTTCATAATTTTATTTTAATTATTTTTTGTATTACGCAAGTCGGAATGATAGTGGTGTTCCCGATATCTTTTATCTTACCATCACTATCTATGTTGAAGTCACTAGCGAGCCTAGTCACCTTGTTATCTTTTTTAATTAACCACCCACTAGAAATACATATAGGTAGCTCATCAGTAATGAGGTCATCAATGTCACGCCAGTTACTATCAGATTCTATATCAACCCAATAGACCATAACGAAGTCATGCTTGATAAGGTCTAGTTTGGGTAAGTATCTTTTCTTTTCCATTTACTTATATTTAAAAACATATTTAGACCATAGATAACTACGTACGATACCGACCGCTGTAAATATCAATGCTAAATGAAACATATCCCATACTCTAATATGTATATCAAAAACAGGAAAAAAAACTATTTGTATTATCATTGATAAAACTAAACCGCTTCCAATGTCTAATGTTCTATGTAATAAATGAGTCATGCTTTTCATATATTACATGCCTCACAAGAACCTTGGTCTTCATCATACATTTCGTATTTAATATTAAGTTCTTTTTCTAAATCTCTAATAAACTTAAGTTGCTTTTGTCCAAACTCGGTATTAAATTCTTCTGTCTGTTTTTTCTTAGACGCCAGCAGACATGGATAACACCCTACCCTGTTAGAACCTTCATCATACAAAGGATTTCTTTTCCACCCATATTCTTTTATTAAATCAAAACAATCTTGAGTAGACCAGTCCATGACTGGAAACCTTAATGTCACATTCTTGTCTAATGACTTAGGAGTTTCTTTAAACACTTCTCTATAACTATGTATCTCTGCTGAATCATGGTCGCCATATCTTTTCTTTCTTTGATGAGATTCATCCGACCTGATGCCCAACCAAAGCTGTCCTTTCCTATCGTTATAAAAATTATTTTTTTTAAACCATCTCATAACAGCTACTTGTTTAAATCTTCCTGTACATCTTCTCATGACCCTGTTTGGAAACTTACCCATCTTCCTAATTAAATCAGGCATTGTTGGGGCTTCCTCATATATGGTATGTTGTATCTTTAGTCCTGATTTTTCTTCCAAGTAATCTAAATATTCATATGTTTTTGGGTTGTCCCAACCTGTGTAGTAATGCAACGGGATAATTTTATCTTTGTCAAAGTGTTGTAAAGCTAGTATAAAAGCTGCTGTACTATCTTTACCACCTGAAACAGGGACTATTATTTCTTCATCTGTAGGGATGTGTTTAAACTGTGGTTTAGCAAAGTCAAACTTTTGTGATTCACTCATAGTTTTTCTCCTAGTGTATGGGGTGTTTCACCACCTCTATTTGCAATGCTCTGTTGTCCCCCTCTTCTACGAGTTGGTCAAGAGCCATGTTTAATAAACTTTCTGCGTGTTCAGTACCTACTGGAATTTGGATAATATGATTCGTCTCTTCAGTCTCAGCTAAAGCTTTCATTATTACCTGTGTCCATTCTACTGTTTTATATTCCACGTTAGAAGTCGTCCTGTGCATCTCCATCTGTCTCCCTTAAACATCCTGTTTCTAAATCATAGTAGAGTGTACAAGCTTTGCCTGTCTCTCCACTAAACCTATTTTTCAACACGTTAACCTGAGCCAAGTTCTTGTCTGACTGTAAGTCTCTAGACATACTTATTATCATATCAGATAACTGCCCGATTGACGCACTTCCACGTAAACTATTCATAGATACTGCAACCCCATCCTCATAACCTTTGTTTCCTTCAGGTCTCTTAAGGTGGGACACCAGTATTAATCCAATGCCTGTCTCTTCTACTAGAGTCCTAAGCTTTGATACTGTATAATCTATAAGTTTACGTTCGTCACTTGTAGTCTCATCACCAACAGCTGACAGTGCCATGTGTAAGTGGTCAAGTATTACGAAGTCAACGCCGCAACCTTTAGCTAAGTATCTTATCTTAGATATTAAATTGTCACTGGCTGTTGAGCCAAAGTGATTGTATAAATAAAACTTACCACCACCCACAGTGCTATCGAATACTTCTTTTAGTTTCTTATCATCAACACCTTTGCGGTCTAAGTGTAATGGCTTACCCATTTCTATTCCCATGATACCCAGTGCACTACGCTTGATAGATTCCTCTAGTGCTATGTAACCAACGCTGAAATTATTTTTCAGTAAATGTAAGGCTACATGTCTACAGAAACTAGACTTACCTACACCACTACCAGCAGTGACAGTGACTAGTTCTCCCTTGCGTAGTCCATGTGTCTTAGTGTTAAGACATTCAAATGGATACTGAACAGTGACGTAGCTTTCTTCTTTTTTAATATCTTCCCAAAGGTCAGCACCAGCTACAATGCCATCAGGCTGGTAAGCTTTAGCTGACCACACGCAGTCAATAAGTTGTTGGCTTTTATTAGCACACAACATTTCGTTAGCGTCCTTCAAAGGCAGTGAACATATCTTTGCCTTGTTTGGTGAGAAGATTTTTGCACATTCAGTGGCAGCCTCTTTACCAGCTGTATCATTATCAAACATTAGAACGACAGAGTCGAAACCCTCAAGCCATTCTAACTCTTTAAGTAAGTCACGCTTAGCCCCCTTAGCTCCAGTCTTTACTGATACTACAGGATATTTATTTTGATTTACTTTCGAGACAGAGAGAGCGTCAATCTCACCTTCAGTAACGATAACCATTCTTCCCTTATCACGCCATAGGTGTTGACCAAATAACTGAGCGTCTTTAGATTCGCCAATCCACTGAAAACTTTTATCAGGGTAGCGTAACTTCTGAGCTACTAGTTCATGGTCTTTGTTATAGTAGTTAGCTATCTGCACTGGTCTCTTATGAGCTGTGCCTATTTGATAATCAAACTTCTGTAACGTATCGACATCTAGTTTACGTTTGGCAAGAGCGGTGACAGTCCCACTGACAAAGTCAGCAGTGTCTTTTGTGGTGGTAGGTGTTGTCATTGACTCTCCATTTGTATGATATCCACAACCAAAACAATAACTGTGTCCATCAGTGTATACGGCTAAGTTATCCTTAGACCCACACGACGAACATGGTGCATGGTGTAGAAATGTGCTTTCATTTTGTTCCATTCTTATAGGGGTACTTAATCGTATGGCTTTCTATCTTGTAGTTTTTTGTAAGCTTGGTGTACTAAGAACGCCACCTCACCTGACCCACTTCTAAATGTTTCTTTAGTGATAGCTTCTAGCATACTCTTTACTTCATGTGTTACTACTACTTGTGTGTATTTCGATTTTCTTTTTTGATTTGCGTCCATAAATTTTTTCTCCATTTTATTTTAATAATTCTTGTACATTAAAGTTAGGTTCACTTGTATGAAAAATGTCTCTGTGTCCCATGACTTCTATAACGTCAGGGTATTCCATCTTTAAATCATCTACTGTCCACTTCAATGCTTTAAATTGTTCAAGAGTGTAGTTACAGTCGGATGTGCCGTCCTCTTTATTACCACCCACTAACACAATTCCTATAGAATTTTTATTGGTTGGTTGGTGTTTGGCTCTGTTCATATTGTAATGTAAGAAGCCACCAGCTGAATCAATATCTCTACCGTCTTCTACTGTGCCATCTCTTCTTATTATTTTATGAAAGCCACCTTCGAGTAACCCTTCCTTGCGTCCTTCTATGTCCATCTCTCTGCTGCCCCAGTCTGTATTCGGTGCAGTATTAGAACAACAGACTACTATGTACTTGGTTTCTTTCCTTTGATTTCGCATAGCCATTCCTTTGGAATATGTTTAGTAGCATACTTGAAGCCATACTTTTCACACCACATACCATACGTGGTCTTACTCCGTTTATTTATCTTGGCTTTAGCATTGCTGAATAAGAATCTAATATCCAGTTTAGGATACTGTTCCTTAATTAGTTTCATTTTTTGTCTATCTGCTGTCGTAAACAATCCCTTAGTCTCAATGAATATGTCTTGCTCAGGAAGATAGAAGTCAGGTGTGTAAGTATGTAGCTTCTCAGGTTTAGTATATTTTAATTTAGTTTCTTCAAACTCGTAACTAACACTCTCACTTCTAAGTTCCCCAGCAATACGTTCTTCAAGTCCTGACCTGAAGCCGTAAACAAGTCCGACTTTTTTAGAAGTCAGAGGTTTCCGTTTCAGTCGTGCTCTCCATGTCATCTTTAACTTGTGTCTCCTGATGTTCGTAGCCATCTGTTTCATCAAACCCAAAGCCTTTAGCATTACCGCCACCGCCTTCTACTAGTTTGATTATTTGTACTGCTCTCAATCTCATAGAAACACCAGCACCAACCATAGCTGTGTAGTACGGTATCAATTCAGCTGAGACTTTCATCTCACTGCCTGACCATACGTTCACATCTTTAGGCATTGGCGTACCCTTAGCGTCAAACAATGCAACCTTGTTAGGTATGATTGTGCCGTCCTTAGATACTATCTGTGCTTTGCATTTGAATTTAAAGATAGTGTTACCAGTTGGATTACCAGCTTCATCTACTTCTTCAAAGTAAGGTGCGTCAGCTTGTTTAATCTTCTTACCCTTAGCTTTTTCTTGAGCTATGTCCTTAGAAGTTTCCAAAGCTTTATCAATGCGTTGCATTAAATCTCCAGCGTCCTCAGTTTTTAAGATGAGATTAGTTTTATAATGTCCATTCTCATCAAAACGAGTATCAGGCTGTGTTAACCACGCATACTGACTAACGCCAATAGGTGTTACTACTTTTTCATTTTGTTGTTGTGCCATTTTATCTCCTTGATTATGGTTTATTATCTTATATGGGTACTTTATGCAAAGAAAAAGTCACACTCTCTCAGCTTCTCAATGTCCAAGTTACCCTTATCTAATTCTTCAGGTAACTCTTCATGTAGTTCCACTGGTAGCTGTGCTTTGACATCTTCCTTAAACTCTTTAAGTACATCCGTTTCTGTAAACGTTTGAATAAATGCTTCCTTCAATGCACTACTCAACATCTCTACATCTGCCGCTGTAGTTCCGAAGCTATCATGCACATTACAAAAGTTTCTTATACCATTTTCATATGCAATGTTAACTGTCCTCATCATAGCTGCCGAGTCGAGTGAGTGTACAAAGTTAGGTGCGACACCATTACTCATACGTAGTTTGTCTGTCTTGTCAGTCTCATAGTTTACTCTAGGTTTGATAACCTCTCCGAGTAACATGGTCTTGACTCTCTTGCTCTTCATTTCAGGGTAAGATTGATAGACAGGAAAGCCGACAGGTGTTATCCAATGTATAGGTAATTGCTCTTTGGATACAACCTTAGCTATCTTTTGTAGGTAGTCCATACCCATACGAGCTGATGTCAGATTGTCTCCAATGCTATCCCATATCACTCCAGCTAAATAAATAGCTGGCTTGAATACATCAGTCTTGAACGGGTGTTCTTCCCCCTTATCTTTACGCTTGGTCAAGTCTTCTACTACAAAGTCAGTGCATGAGTATCTCGTAGACCCATAGCATATAGTCATAATGCTACGCTTAGTGGTACTACGTTTGATTCCATACTCTAACCATGCGTGTGCATAAGGCTTGCCCTCAAGCTTATCTTGTTTCAGTTTCTCTATTACTGAGTCAGCGACAAGCTGGTAGATGTCCTGTGGTGTATCACTAGGGACAACATTGACCAGCTTACCAGCTGTCTCATCACGTAACATTAGCGAGTATAACTGTAACCCATTACAGCTACCGTCTATCGAGACAGGCAAGTGTGATACATAGCCGTAGCCTGTATCTTGAAACTCAACCCACTCTTTACACCAAGCGAGGAATTGAAAAGGCGAGTCAGCTTCTTCCCATTCTCGATTGACGATAGGGTCTTGGACTATGCGACGAAACATCTGCATATTGGTGGTGTCCATAGACCACTCTGCTCTCTGTTCGAGAGTAATCTTATCATTACCCCACACGTTAGCACCGTGTACGGCTAACCAAAAGCCACCACTGTTGTCTTCGGTTATCTCTTTACCATGAGAAAAATCTAACAGTGCCTTAGCACCATTGATTCCCTGATAGTTTAGAAATGCTGGGACACAATAGGCTCTACCTCTGAAGTCTAACTGCAAGGGAAAGTATATGTTGTCATAATCTTTAAACTTATCAGCTTCCCATAGTATCTTGGCGTATAGTAATCTCTTACTAAACATCCTAGAGTTCTCAGTGTGACAGATGACAGCCTGTTTCTTCCACTCCTTACGTGCTTCCTCATTAGTGTCAATGTCATGTGGCTTGTTAGGTATCTCCATGTTCTTAATTGGTGGCATACCACCCATAGCAATACCATTGTCCCAAGCGTGCTTCATTACATCTAGTACAAACTTGTTAACCCTGAAGCCAGTCGACTGCATACGGTTAACTGCGTTGTATACTTCAGGCATATCAAAGTTCTCTAGCTCACGCTTGAATAACTTATTCTTTTGTTTGACTAAGTCTAGTTCAGGTAACTCCTTCGTCCAGTATCCACCACCTGTGACTGTCTCCCAGTTTCTAGGTGGCATGACAGTTGGTAGGTACTCAGGATTCAATAGCTCATTAAAGTTATTTCTATTTTGTATCCACTCTCTAGTCTTAGCTGTCTGCTTGATTATCTTAGTACGCTTGCGATTGATAACCTCAAGTCCAAACTCAATCATACCTGTAGCTGACTGCATAAACTCAATGAGTCTCATGCCTGTGTGTAGCTTCTCTTCCGTAGTCCACTCTTCCCACATAGCCACGTTGTCACGCTTAGCTGATTCCTTTAGCTTACGTCTCTTGTATGCGTAGTTCCATGAACGCTTGTCTAAGTCATTCTTGACTGCGTCAAACAGCTCAGGGTTTAGGTTCTTAAAGTTACGAAGAGATGTCTCAGTCTCAATCTTACCACCCAATGCAATACTCGTAGCCGTCAATGGCTTATGCTGAGTGATAGTATTGATGACATGCTTAGCACATATCATGGCTGACACCTCAGGCTCTATCTCTCTTAGCTTAATAAAAGCTTTCTCAGGCTGACCCTTAGCGTCAGCATTAGATTCAAGATAGTCCTGTATGGCTTGTGCCAGTGGTCGTATGGTATTAGCCACCATGACTTTACCATAGCTGGTCACTGACTCCTCTTCACGCTGGACATGAGAGACCCTACGCTTATTGACCCGCTGTTTACCCAGCTTAATCATCTCCGCCTCATGGTCTAACTCATCAGCGTACTCTTTTATATTTTTAAATATCTCTACCATGTATACTCCTTAGGTTAATTGTGTATTGGTATCTTATATGGGTACTTTAGTCCTACAAGTAGGAAACCTAAAACTCAGACCCATAGTCCTTTTCATTCTTACCCACATGATATGGTTTCTTTAGGTCATTAGGATGTACACCCTTAGTTATCCAAGTCTCATACATGTGGCGGCGTACTGCGTCAATCTTACCGAAGTCATGCCAGTCAAGAGTCCTTAAGAATTGTTTGTAGTGTCTCTCTCTTACTGGATTCCACCCTACAGGTGACTTGTTAGCTGGTGTGTCATTGTTTAATTGTTCTATTGTTAGTTCACTCATAGTTATTCTCCTTTGTTAGTATGTGTATGTGTTGTCATTCCACCATATAGGTGTTGCTAGTTTCCACGTAGCAAAGTCCCGCTTGTCCTGTCTGTAGTACGTACGATATGCTACGACAGGGTCAGTATGTTTATACTGGTCAGGCATGGCTTGTGGAAAGTCAGTTAAGTCCTTAAGTGGTAACTCTTTAGGTAATGCTGGTAAGCTTTTTATAACGTCCCATGACTTATGATTGTCAGTCTTGTTATAGCGTAACTTGTACTCAGCATTGAGTCCCTTAGCTAGTTGTCTAGTCCATAAATAATTATTCCTAGACTCCTTGAGCCACAGCGTACATGGATGTTTAGGATGAGTAGACTTGTAAGGCGTCTCATATCCTACCTCATTGAGTACGGTGCACATCATCTGAGCTGTCTCGAGTATCATCTTGACGACATGTTTGTCGCAATGATATTGAGCACAGGTACGTGGATGTCTGTCTAATATAAATATATTCATTCCATTATCTCCCCACTAAATTGTCTGTTCTCTAAAGCTTCATCTATAATATTACTATCAGTACCTGTTATGTATTTCTCATCTACCTTTACGTCATGTGAGTCATAGATTTCTATTTCTCCCTCGCCTGTATTCCAGTAGATAGGATACACATAACCAAAGTTAAGTAGACAGTATGTGTCATACATAGGGTCTAACTCGTTCTGTTGCATATAGCCTCGAAAATCATCCGAGCCGTCTAACTCTCTGATGTAGTCGTAGTGAGACAACACACGTCTCAGCTTCTTATTTCTTAGGCGTTCTTTTAATAGTTTTAGAACGTGTTTATCTATCATCATTTTTATAATACCTCGCTATGTTATTGTTAAATAAGGAAACAGGTGTTTAAAGTACCCATATTAGTGTAAACCCCTGTCTCCCCTAGCTATATATACTTACTTGTTACTACCTATACATCTAAGTTAGGTGTAACCCCATTAGCAATACAGTCAGTGATATATCTCATGCGTTTACTTGGGTCATCTCCCATGAGTATCTCAAAGAGCATATCAGTCTTACTACGTTGTACTCTGCTGGTCGCACGTCTCATCCTAGACTCATACTGCCTAGACTTGATGACATACGGCTTAGTTTTGTACTTGTCCCATATCTTGAGCACGTCATCCTTAAACAGATTATTAAGCTGTCTATTGATAGCACTAGGCTTGATATTAGGAAAGGCTATACGAAGATAAGCCAGTAGTGGACGCTTCTTGAATACAGTCATCTTACCGTCTTCATTACGCTCCATGATACCGTCTTGTTTCATGACCATTAGTATCTTATTTTGTATATCCTCAGGTGAGTCAACCTCATCTGTAAAATACGATTCAAGATACTTACGACTTGTTACGTCTACCATTATTTACCTCGCTGTGATAACTCACCCAGTGCTCTAGTCTTACCGTTTTTCATCTCAAGGATTACACTTTTATTACCGTCTTCAGCTTTATAAAGCTTGTACTTTAACCCTAGAATATCTTTAATACACTCGATATTAGATTCACCAATACCCCCAATTTCTAAGATATCAATTAACTTAAGTGCTGAATAGTCGGATAAACTTATTTTTAAGCTTGAACGTAATACATTCGGCTTATCTATGTGTTTAACTGTCTTCATTGTTTTACCTCGCTGTTATTGTTTGTACTAGACCACCAGCACATTACTGGCTGGCGGTTTCGGATATTCAATCCTCGTCAGTAGTACTGTTTTACCTCGTTGTTATTGTTTAATAAAATTCTACATATTTAATTGACTCTTGATAGTCGTGCCAACAATCAGTCAATAATGTTTCCATTTGTCTAGTAGTATAAATATAATTTTCTCTTACATGTTTTACTAATTCATTTGGTTTAGTAATCACCTCATAAGCATCTTCATCATTCATAATTCTTAGTGATAACTCATCATAAGAATATTTAGTAATATCTTCTTTACCCATATCTGTATATTTCATAATTTACCTCACTTTTTTATTGTTAATATACTCTAGCACTGGAATAACTAGCATACCTGATAGACACCCCAGCATGACCCACAAAGCCCATTCCCAGCTACCAGTAACTAGGAAGCCTGCGCCGTCACTTATCGTGTTAGCTAGACATCCTGAAATGCACGCTAACACCTGAGGTGACGCTTTGTAGTTTGTAAAATAGGCGTCCATGTAGTGCTCAATGCTAGCTAGTGAGTAATAGATACCCACAGCCAGCAACACGTTATCGACGTGACCCATTATTGTTATAATTAGCTCGTCACTCATTATTTATACCTCACTAACTCAATATCATTGTTAAGCTGTAAGTAGATACATTCTTGGTTCATATCATTACATAATTGATAGGCTTGATTCCATAGATATGCGGAAGCGTCCCCGAAATGTTTATTTTCTACATGAAACTCATATATTTTAATATCATCCTTATAAGCTTGCTCACCGTCAAACCAGAAGCCCTCAGCTTGAAACCTAGTAAAGCCCGATATTCTAGCTACGTTTCCGTTTTGTCTAACTTGTTTGATGTCCGCTATAAAGTGATTATGTAAAGACATTAAGTCATGACCATCATTGTCTTTCATAGGTAGATATAATTTAATTACTTGCATTTTTTACCTCGCATTGTTAATTGTTATAGACGCCCGAAGGCGTTTCGCTTATTAAAAGCTCGTCAGTATAACTTATCCCTCGCTTACGTTTACGGCTTGAGTGCCAATTATGACTTCCCCATTATGGTGGTCATAAGCTTGCTCTTCAGCTATTTTCTCAGCTTCAGCCTCGCTAGAAGCCTCAATATCGTAAAGGTTTTTTGTAAATGTAATGTCTACTTGTACGCTGTATGTTTTAGGCATAATATCCTCGCTTTGTTAATTGTTACAGACGCCTCACGGCGTTTCGACTATAGAAGTCTCATCAGTGTAACTAGTCGATATACGGCAAAATACCTTTCTCTATATCTCGCATAATCATGATGTATTGAAGCCTAGTGATACGCTTAGCTGATAACTCAGCTTTTGCGTAATCTTCATTAGCTTCTACTTTTTGAGCGTATGACTCATCATTGTCCATAGCACGTTTTATCTGTCTATTCATTTAGCACCCCCCTAGTGATAAAAATTCGATTTCCCACATTAAAGAATTGACCTTGTCGAATACTTCAGCTTTTACCTCAGTAGCGTTAGCACGTCCACCGCATACAGTATTCAAAAAGCGTGTTACTTGCTTGCTTGTTGTAGGCGAATACTTACGTGCTGTATAGTACCAGCTAGAGTCCTTGACCATGTCAAAAATATCTAAATGACCTAAAGTCTCAGCGTCATGGCTCGTAGGGTTTAGCTTACCTAAAGCTACGACCGTGCTATAACTTACAAGCTCGATAGTCTGTCTGTCATAGCTTGCTTGTCTGATATGTAAATTACTCAAGTTTGTTGGTC